GCCTCCCCACCAACGGCTATATGGGCCGGTACTGTATGATTACTCCTTCGGGGGCGGTGGTCGAGCCCTGTAGACCGAGCCCCTTTCGGTTCAAACGGGCCGGTTCGGCTCGTCAGTTGATGGAAAAGAACCTACCAGATGACGTCCTTGAGGAGAAGTTGGCCCGCCTGCCCGAGCAAGCTGGTCTTCCCTACCACATTTTGACTGACATCGACGTGCCCAACCTCGTGTGGGGTCGCAGCAATGTGGAGTACGTTGCCGCGCTTCAAGACAACTTGCTCCGAATTGATACTGCTGTGATGGACAACATTCAAGCTCATGGTGTGGCTAGGATGGTAGTGCCCGATACCGCCGAAGTAGCAGAGAATCTTAGCAATAGTCCGTGGGATGTGGTCAAGATATCCAGCAACCAGCCTCCATACTTTATGGAAGTGCCGCAGCTGATGCCGGAAATGGTAGCAACTAGGCTGAATTTGATACAAGGCATCAACGACGGCTTCGGCGTCAATGACGCGATGTTCGGGGTGCAGAAACGGGAGACGTCTGGTACGTCGATGAACTATGCCACCAACCAAGGCAATATGATTCGGCGTCGTCTCTTCAATAAATATGTACTAGTCGTCGAGTCAGTATATAAAGCTATCCTCAAGCTGGTCGTCAAACATTGGCCAGTCAGCCGGACCATCTCCGTCTTAGGCAAGGAAAATGCCCTCGAGAGTGTGGACCTCAAGGGTAGCGACGTCGACGGCGGCTATGACATCATTGGGGAATATGGTGTGTCGCTTTCACTGGACCCGATGTCCCGTCGCGAAGAAATCCTCATGCTCCAGCCTCTGTTCGAGAAGGCCGGCGTTCCTACCCGCACCTCGCTCAAGCTCATGAAGTTGAATGAACTTGAGGGGATGTATGACCGACTCAGCTTAGCTGAGAATCGCCAACGGGAAGTCTTCGACGAGATGATAGCAACAGGCCGCTACATCCCACCCGAAGACTTCATGGACCACGAAAACATGATAGGATTTGCGCTGGAGTATTTCATGACAGCGGAGTTTCAGTACCTCGAGCCCGAGCTGAAGGAGCTGTGCAAACAGCACATTCGGGACCGAGTCCAACTCGCTGCCCAGGAAAAGGCAGCCTTAGCCGGACCTCCTCCCGGTGCTACTCCCGGTCCTGTTCCGGGCGTTCCGCCCTCCCCAACCCCCGAGCCCGGCCAACCCACAGGGTTGCCAGCGATGGAAAACGCCTAATATGTCTGAGCAAAAGCAATACGTTACTAGGGATGAAGTCCTCAAAGGACGGGATAGGGACTACCCGCTCACCCCCGAACTGGAAAATAACCTCACCAAGTTACTCGAAGCGGTTAATAAACTTCGGATATCATACGGGAAACCGTTGGTGGTCACATCGGGCTATCGGCCTGGCCACTACAACAAGTCAGCCAGGGGCGCAGCCCGTTCGGCGCACATGACCTGTGAAGCGGTCGACTTCCGGGATAGTGATGGCGAATTCGGGAAGTGGTGCCTCAATAATCTCCCTTTGTTGGAACAACTGGGACTTTATATGGAAAGCCCCCTGTATACCCATGAACCGCCTGGCAAAAGGTGGATTCACTTGCAGGTCAGACCAACCAAGTCAGGCAAGCGTGTCTTTATTCCCTAATCAGTTTCTTGACAACCTCAATGATTATCTGTAACATACTATCATTATCCACCATCTTATCCCTACCATTAGGCGGGACAGAGGAAAAGTTAGTATGAGTTTCAATTTAGCACAAGCAGTAAGAGACATCAGTGGTAGTCAGGCTACCGCTGGTGCCAGTACGCCAGCCCCGGCGCCCGAGTCGTTCCCGACCATACGCGAGTATGACCCGGACAACGACGAAAGTGCCCCGCTGGCCAGTCAGTCAGTCGAGGAATCATTTTCCCTCACAGACGGTAACGAGGAAGATACCTCCAGTGACCAAGAGGCAGGGTCCGCAGAACCCGCTGCAAAACCTCTTGTATCAGTTGGGAAAGAATCAGTCGTCGTCACGGATGAGAAGGGCAAACGAAAAATCGAAGTTGACTTTAATAATAAGGACCAGATTAAAAAGTACGTTCAGATGGCTCATGGTGCCCGTAAATGGCAGGCAGAACGAGACCAAGCACTTGGCAAGGCAAAGGAAGTCGAAAGCAAGTACTCGGAACTCCGTTCCAACTGGGACATCCTAGAACAAACTTACCAGTCCTCCGGTGTCGAAGGACTCATTGACCTCCTGGAAGGCCGTAACGGAGCGTTTAATGAGTGGGAAAAATCTCGTATCGACCGGTATGAAGCCCTTAAGAAGGCCTCCCCTGCCGAGCGCGAGCTATTCGAAGCCAGGGAACGGGAAGCTGTCAGACAACGGGAAATTGAACGAATCCGCAAAGAGAACGAGGACTTCCGCACTAAGGTATCTCAAGAGAGAGAACAGGCGGAACTCAAGTCTCTCGAAAGTAATGTTCACCCCGTGTTTGACCGGTACCGCTTCGCTGACAAACTCGGCGACTCGGATACCGAACAAATGTTTGACGAAATGCTTTGGACGTCAGCCTTAAAAAGGCTCGAGCCCTACGAGGAGAAAGGAATTCCCCTCACCCAGGATTTGATTGAGAAGGAGTTCAAGACCGTCTCGACCGCCCTTCGGAAGCGGATTAACGTCCAAGCCGAGAAGCGGGCTGCCAAAGCAGTTGAACAAAAGAAAAGGGAAGCGACAGAAAACGTGCAAGCGGCTGTCTCTTCCGGTTACAGGTCTACACCTGTGGCTAAAGAAGCAGAAGACCTCATCAAGAACGGGAACTTAGGTGCCCTGTTTAAAGGATGGGGTAAATATGGTAAGGCATTCAAGTAACAAATAATCACTTTTAGAAAGAACAGGTAAAGTATCATGCCAGCTAGTAACATCGACGTATTGCCACTAGGCAAAATCCTCCAAATCGCGTTTAACGACGGTATCCGTAACCAGATTTCTACTGACTTCCGTGACTTCGAGATGGTGAAACGGGCTAAAGTTTCGGGCAGCTTGCCACGCGAACTCCGCTTCATGTTTCAGACCAGCCTCGGAGCCGCAGCTATCCAGTACGCCAGCCCAGGTGCAGGCGCGAACCGCGTGTTCCCGAACAGCCAACAAGTCAAAATTCAAGAGAACACGGCCGTCATGAAGGAACTTCAAGCTACTATCGAGCTTGAGTACAACCTTTTCGACCGGGCCCGCAAGTCTCCCGAGCGGTATGGCCAGCCCCTCGAAATCGAAATCAACAGCAAGATGTCTGCCGCTAAGCGCCGTTTGGCCGCCGACCTTTATGGTGACGGTACCGGCGTTGTGGGTACCGTAGCTTCCGCCACGCCCCTTTCTGGAACGACGACGGTTGTGACTCTTTCCAGCTCGGATACAGCTAAGGGCCACATCGGTTTCTTCGAGTACTACGATATTCTCCTCATCAAGCAACAAGATGGTTCCGCTTCTGCGACTTCCGGCGCATCCCAGTGGCAAGTTGTCGACAAGGACCGCGCCGCAAACACCGTTACTCTGGAAAGAATATCTGGTGCCGGTACTGCTCCTTCCGCCAACGACGTGTGTTATCGTTATCAACAACCAATCGGCGCCCTCAATCCTCTAAACTTGACCACGCTAACCAACTACACTGACGCAACTGAAGTTATGGCCGGTCTGGAATCGCTGACCGCTAACGATGGTCGTCTCGTCCACGGTATCACCATGAGCGGCCCAACTGGCGGCTCACGCTATAACGCAGGCGGTAACCCCCTGGATGTCAAGCATATCCAAAAGATGCTTGACCAAGTGAAACTGGCTGTTGGCCAAGACCGCTACCGTTGGAAAGCCCTGCACATGGCCCCGGAAAGCCACGCTTCCCTCATCGAAAGCCGTGAGACGGACCGCCGTTTCCAAACCATCGAAGACAATAAGCGCGGCGTCAAGTACTTCGCTTACCAACATGGTAACGACACCCTGGAATGTGTCACGTCGGAATATGTACCTCAGAACCGGATTTACTGCCTGCCCGAGACAAAAGCTGGCGAGAAGGTCCTGGAGTTTCATGGTTCCGACTTCGAGACCGTTAAGGGCCAAGACATGTCTGACTTCCACCTCAAAGTCGGCGCTAACGGATACACCAACGCGATGGTATCTTACCTCCTCTCGACTGGCGTCTTCATCTGCCAGCATCCTAAATCTATCGGCGTCATCCAAAACTTCGTTAACACCTAATACTTAACCAGTGCCAGGGACAGGGGGGTAGTGCCCCCTGGTTCCCTTTAATTGAAAGGACACTATTATGAAATCTCCTCTAAGAACTGAAGCGGGTCCCCTAGTTTACGGTAAAGTAAACAAGCGCGAAGCCGCAGTACTGCAATTCAGCAAGCAAGTCCAAGCCGTGACTTGGGATTTTAGCGTTGACGGCGGTGCCGTTGGCGACTACGGCTTCGGAGTCAAACTCCCTGCCGGCGCTATTGTTACCAGCATTTGGGCGGACAGGGAAGCTGCTGTTACCGGCGCTACCTCGTTGACTTTGTTTGCCGGTCCATCGGCCGACCTGAAGGCGCTATCCGCAGCTGTAGACTTTACCTCTGGTGCAGCTCAACGGTCGGTGACGCTATCCTCCACCCTCCCAGCTCTTCCCGCTAAACTAACAGCCTCTGCTGAACTGACACTGAAAATTACCACAACTCCTGCTACTGCTGGTAAAGTAACCTTTTATGTAGAGTATCTGGAAAAAGCATAACTAATGCAACACTCTGGAGGCCGATAGGCCGACAGCTCGCGACACCTGCGAGAGCCTGCGCGGCGATGTGATAGTGGTGTGACCGCCGGGAGAGTCCGGTCCAGCCACCCCCCGTCGTGTTCGATACGGGGGTGTTTCGGGGGGCTCCCTTCGGGGGGCTCCCTTTCCTTTTATTGACTCGCCCACTTGCCCATGCTATAGTCAACTAATCCGGAGGCCTACACGATGGCAACAACCATTTCCCGCTACCTAAAACTCAAGATTGATGACAACTTGTCAGCCGATGCTAAAAGCAATTTAGCAAAGATTGACGAACTGGGCGCTATCTTCCGGACCAATGCTGAAGATAACGTTGATATATCCGCTAAAGGTAATATCTCCTTCCAGCCTGCGGACCCTGCCATTGGGGGCAGCTCCGGAACGGGCACTATTACTTTCGGCGACACTAACAATAGCGCAGCCTCGATTGACTTTTACTCAACAACGGTTCGCCTCCGGTCCAAGCTTCAAATCAGAAATGGCGTCTCGGGACTGAATGACACGTTTCTTTCCTTAGCAGCGGCTGTCGAAAATACCACTGCTGACTTGACCTTTAGTCTTGCTGATGAGTCCTCGAATGTTGCCAGTAGGTCAATTATTATCGGACATAGTGGCCGACTTGTCTTCGAGAATGCTACTCAAACGCTTGTCAATAAGACCATTACCGGTACCTTTACTGGTCCCTTGACAGGTAACGTGACTGGTAATGTGAGCGGCACCGCAGCCAATGTTACCGGCGTAGTTGCCGTTGTTAACGGCGGTACTGGGGCTAGCGCCGCGCCGGCCGCGATAGCAAACCTACTTCCCTCATATACCTCGAATGCTAATAAAGTCCTAGGTCTCAACCTGGCCGGGGATGCACTAGAGTGGAAAGTTATAGCCGCCGGAGGTACGGTCAATAGCGCCGTCGCTCCTCTTGCCCTCAATCCCAGTCTTACGGAAATTAGCATCCCAGCAGCCAATGCAGCAACAGACGGATACCTTTCCTTAACGGATTGGTCCACGTTCAACAACAAGCAACCCGCGATTACCGGCGCCGCGTCTACCATTACCGACCTTAACCTCACAATTAATCGGGCTGTTGTTTCGACGGGTAGCGGCAAAGTAGCAGCCTCGACGGTAACCACCACCGAGCTGGATACCCTTATTGGCATCTCTACTGTATCTTCGGTACAGAACCAGCTTGACGGGAAGTATGCTGCCAGCAACCCAGCCAACTACGTCGACGCAGCCGGGGCGGCTGCCGCTGCCCCTGTTCAATCTGTCAACGGTCTAACCAACGTAGTCGTCCTTGATACGGATGACATTAATGAACTAGTTGGTGCCGCTAATCAGTATTTCACTGACACTCGCGCCAGGGACGCAGTTGTCCTCAATCCGCCACCAACGTGGACGGAAAGTAGTCAATCCCCGTCAGCTCTGGCCGTTAAAGACTACGTAGCTAGCTACGCGGGAAATACTTATACAACAAGTTGGAATCCAGTCAGCAATCCCAGTATCACTATCACCCATGGACTGGCGGCGACCTCGTTAGTAGTCGCCGTTTATGACGAGACCGGAGCTTTGGTGCAGCCCAACACGGTAGCTATTACATCAACGCAGGCGACACTGACTGCTACTGTTGATAGTGCCATCTACCCAACCCCGGCTTGGTCTATCGTGGTACAAAAATAACAAAGCTTACTCAAGTTCTGTCGGCATTTCGCCGATAGACAACGAGCCACTCATCCGAGTGGTTAGTATAACCGGGGCAGCAACCCCACAAGAAAGGTAACCGAATGAAAGTTTTTGGCAGTCTACGGGAGCTAGTAGCTACAGTCTTCCGAAAAGACACAAAGGAAATCACGTTACAACCAAATAGTACCAGCTACAGTACTGTTACCTCTCCTGTGGTGGAACTACCGCCACCAGCGAGCGGGACCACGGTTTTGGTAGGCGCCCTCACCGCCCAAACCCTGGAGCAAAAAACCATTGACGGGGACGATAACACCCTGTCCAACATCGGCATCCTCAGCCTCAAGGCCGAGATTCTTGATGCGGATAAAGTCTTGGTTCGAGATGTCAGTGGGGTCGTGACATCGGCCAAGATTGCGGACGGTAACGTCGACGCCGGAGCTGCCATCTCGTACAGCAAATTGGCTCTCGCTGGTAGTATTGTCGAAGGAGACTTTGCAACCAGTTTACCCGACGCCAATGATGTGTTACTACGAAACTCGTCTGGTGTCGTTACGTCAGCTAAAATCACTGATGACAATATAGACGCAGCCGCAGCCATCGCGTACAGCAAGCTCGCCCTTTCTTCCTCCATTCAAGGAAGTGATTTAGTTAATGATATCTCCCTGCCAGGTCTCGCGTACGGCTCCCCGCAAAATGCGACCCTGGTCAGTAATACTCTCAGTCCGACGACGGGAAAAATCATTCACCGCCTCACCTCTGGTGCGACGTTGGACATGATTGATTCCCCGACGGCGGGTCGGGTACTAGTCTTAGTTAACGCTTCCGGTGCCGATATTACAGTCAATAACGCCACTGGCGGGACGGCAGCAAACCAAATCATCACCGGCACAGGCGATGCTTTTACTCTGGCCAGTGGCGCTGCTGCAACGGTAGCGTACAACAGCACCGATGCCAAGTGGTCGCTCGTCGGGGGCGGCGGAGGCTCAGGCGGGGGAACGGTTGACAACATCACCCAAGCTACTTCTTTTGTAGTTGGTGACGTTATCTACCTCAATGGTTCCACTTACGCAAAGGCAAACGCCGGTGCGGCAAATACTGCTGAAGTGGTTGGTATTATTAGTAAGGTAGTCTTGGCTGGGCAAAAATATCAATTGCTTCTGGCTGGGGAAGTCAGCGGTCTCCTGGCTGCCAATTTTACTGAGGCAGCTCTACCTGCTGCGGGGGAAGCAATCTTCCTCTCCACGACTGACGGCAAGATGTCTATCAATCCGCCGACCGTACTCGGCCAAGTGGCGGCACCTCTTG